AGCGGTTACCTCTGCAATCTGTTCACAATGAGAAATAACGGTATTACGCATTTTATTGCGCATTACCGACTTATAACCAATGGAAACAGGTGCAGGCTGAGAAGTGATTTGAACCGGACCCATGCCACGAGCAGCACGTGCTTTATTACGGCGACGTGGTGCAGGAGCAGGAGCACGAGCTCTAGCCACTTGTTTAGATTGTTTTTTGTTCTTGCCCTTGCCCGGACCAGGATTGGGCTCAATACCCACTAACGGTAAGGTTGGCGCAGTCTTGGGTCGCGTAGGTACAACGTATCCAGCTCTCGCTAGACGCTTTCGCTTCGCTAACAAATGAGGTGAAATTGGAATTTTTGGGTCCAAAATGGCCTCAAGTTGCAGGCTAAGCTCTTTAGTTCGTAAATTATCAAGCTGTACCTGAGATAGGTTCGGCATCCCCCGTCTCCTACGTTCAAGTTGCAACTTAACATTCAATAATCTTTGTAATTGATTGCGCTCACTACGTCGATCTGCAGCTTCACGTTGCACATCAATTTCATCAGCTAACAACCTTTTACGATTAGCAATTCGATCACGTGTTAATTCAACTTCTCGGTCAACAAACAAATAGTCATTGGCCAAGTTTCTGATAACTCCAACAATTCCAGGATGGTGGGTTTGACCCTGCCAAAATGGCTTGTCAGCAGAAAGCTGATCTAACTCTTCCTTAGATAAGGAACCAGAAACAACTTCACTTTGAGATAAAGTCTTTCCAGGCACGTTGCCAAACGCTCGACGTTGGTCTGGAGTGGCATTGCGACGGTTAAATTCATCAAGTGAAACAACAGGCATATCAAATATAAAAGTCTCTTTTTATGTCTGCACTAGTCGTTTATAACCCGCACTAAGCGGTCAGAAATAAAAGAGGATGGGCATTCTCCAAACCCATATAAAGGTATGAACAGTCTTTATCTGTTTTAAACATTCCTTTAATATGTGCTATAGATATTCCCTCAAATTCACCACACAAAAGGTGGTGATAATTTTGTTCAAGAAACACAATATACTCCATTATGAGTTTTCGCGTCCGAATGTTACCCCAGGTTGTCAACCTAAGAGCAAACGCTCGCAGCAACGAAAAACGAACGTCATTCGCGGGGTTCCCCCAACGCAAAGAACATAACGTTTTCTCATAAATGGGACTCGGAACACGAACACCATTAATTTGAGCAAACTCATTACTTAAGAATGAAATTTGGTCAAGCTTAACAGGATCCCATGACCCGGACTCGGACTTCACAGTCACACCAAAACACTCCAGCATCACCTGAGAAATGTTTCTGGCATTAAACCATGACACATATAAATCACTGACTGTAAAAGCATTATCATCACCATACAGAGCACACTCTACATTATCTTGATAAGAATTATAGCCAACAACCACATTGTGCTTCATAGCCAAATAAATAAAACAAAAGTTAAAGTAAGTCATATTATACATAGTATTATCTGGAGTGGTATTAGCACACCCAGATGGATTACCATGCTCTTTAACAAACACATCACCATTATCCATAATGATGTATGAATTAATAATATGGCGATACATATTATACAATCGTTTTTTATTCTCTAATGTTTTAGCTCCTTCCTCAAGACAAGAAAATCTGAAAGCACATACAGCCCACATAAAACATGCGGGGATTTTGCTGTCAAAAGATCCAATGTCCAAAGAAAAGGCATTAGGGTGCTTATTCAAACGCTTATAAAGCAAATCAAACC